TCGGCAAAAAACAGGGTTGAAATGGTGTAGAGCAGGCCGGAGAAGTGGGCGTCCAGCTGCGCATCATGAAAGAAGTTATCCTGGTAGAAGATTTTCCAGTCGCCATACTCCGTAGAGGACATACCAGCAAGCATGGCGCGCCAGTCAGGGCGACTGAACTCACGCGCCAGTTTCAGGACGAACGTCAGCTCACTGGCGAGGGCTTTTCCGCAGTTACGGGTTCCGCAGGATCGCTAATCTCTCCCTCCGGGCTCTCTGACTGCGGATCAATCATGCCGGAGAGGAGTTTCACCTTAAAATCCGCCTCTGCAATAAGCTCCGTCGGCCAGGTCTGCAGGACTTCATCCTGAATTTTCGATACTTCCGCTGGCGCGCCTTCAGGAAGCGTACCTTTCAGCGCATGACCATGCCAGAGCGACAACGCCACCAGGTAAGCACCATTTTTCACGGTGAGAGTGATAGCGGTCTGGAAATCATCTTCTTCAACCGCTTCCAGCTTTTTCAGGTACTCAAGGTGTTCAATGCGCTGCAGCGCGGACAGCTGGTACAGCGTCACGCTGCTGCCGTTATGCTCGAGCAGTTCAGTTTTAAGAAACATATTTACTCCGGAGTACGGGGCTCACACCCCGGGATTCAGGAAACGGTCACCTTGCAGATTGCCGCAAAGTTACCGCTATTGGTCATGACAATAATTTCAACGGTGCCCGCCGCCACGCCGGTGACGGTCAGCGTTGAACCACTGACCGTCACTGGTGCTTTCGACGGATCAGAAGTCGCCACGCGGAAGGAAGCATCTGAAGCGCTGGCTGGCAGGACCGTCACTGCCAGTTGCGTGGTCGCACCGACAGCAACCGCTGCAGTGGATTTATCCAAGCTGATACCCGTCACCCCAATTACCGCAGTACCGCTGTCTTCTGCCAGTGAGGGTTTGCCGTTATTGGTGATCTTTGCCGTTCGGGTCATAACTTCTTTAGCCGAAACGGTCTTTCCAAGGCTGCTCACCCAGCCTTTAAAGACATCGACGGCGCCATTCGGGTACTTGATTTTGTATCCTTTAACCGTGCCGTCATCGAACCAGTTCACCAGGTCCTGCTGACCGCTTTCACCCGGCAGCCATGCCAGAGTAAAACTCGTGTCGCCTGCTGATTTCTGACCCTGCATGGATGAAGCCCAGTCGGCGTTGTCGTCATCGATATAGGTGTCGTCCTCTGACTCGGCGGTGAGTTCGCCTGGCTGCAGATCCTTGATCTTTGCCAGACGCAGCCAGTTAACATCCGAAAGGGGACTGGCGTAGGGATCGCCGCTTCCGGTGTAAATCCAGAGGGTGGTGCCGGCCCCTTTCGTCGGTGCCAGCGGGTTAGGTGTGGTCATAACGTCCTCACATTTCGTAGGTGATGGAATATTTCAGATCGGCTGAACTCCAGAGTCCGATATCATCATCGCGCTGGTAGTCATAGCCCTGCTGCACCATGTTGGTGATAAGGGATGCAAGCCCCGGGATCTCCGAAAGAACCGGGTAAACACGCGCTTCCATCCATTCATCCAGCTCCGAATCAGGCACCTGGGCAGGAAGAAAGACTTCAACATGAAGAGTGGCCTGCCAGACATCGGCATCCAGTTCTTCCCCGGTGTGCTCCGCGTCGGTGAGATAAACGGCGACGGCCGGGAAATCTTCCTCTTCGAGCACTGCTGGCCTGCCGTCAAAATAAATGGCGTCAGTACCAATCGCGCTTTCCAGCGCGTCAAGAATCAACTGTCGGATATCACTGTGTTTCATTTTGTCAGAATCAACCTGAGTTGGTATGTAAGGGATGCCCGGAGCTCTTTGGGCATATCCGAGTCCATGAGCTTCGGCAGCTCAGCTTTAAATGCCGTGGTTAAAGGGGCTGCCAGAGGAATGCTGACCACTTCGATCGGATAACGGGGCTTTGCTGTTCGCCTCATGACGTGCCAGCGACCATTTTTAAGCTGCTGAATGAATCCGCCCGGGAAACGGAACGGTCCAATGCGCAGCATGCTGTTGGCCCCTTTCTTATCCCGTTTTCTGCGGGAAAGGCGCACGCTGGCGGTACCGAGTTTTATGGCCGGTAAATTGCCACGGTTTACACGGATAAGCGCGCGGGGTTTATTAACCGTCGCACGTCTCAGCCTGGCACGTTGCTTTACCAGTTTTCGCGGTACGCGGGTATCTTTCGACACGACTGCCACGCTGCGGCTGACGGCCCGGTTTGCCACGCGGTTAACGGCCTGTGCCGACGCACGCGGGACAGCCGTTTTGCTGATGCTGTTGAGATTCTCTATCGCCTGCTCAAGGCCTTTAATGGACATGCAGCCTCCTTAACGACGGCGGGTACCGGCGGGCGGGCTCCCGTTACCCAGCCAGATATGGCAGGATCCACAATCGTCAGGGCCAATTCGCACAACCCAGAAAGCCCGCCCGTTAATCATCAGGGTGTCCATGCGTTCCAGCTGCTGAACAGTGGCGGTTTCCACAAACAGGGTCGGACTGGTACCTTCAACCCGAATCCCCACACCGGCATAACCAATATTCTCTGGATCATCGAAAACGCCGATCAGGGAGACACCTGACAAAGCGCCTGACATCACCTTTGCATCTGCGCCCATCACACTGCGGATAGCGCCATCCGCTCGCGACATGGCCTCGTCAAAGAGATTATCGTAATCAGCCATGCGGTCCCCTTCAGACTTCTCTAGCCAGCCCCTTTGCGATCAGCTCGTCTGCATCCTGTTTGGATACGCGAATGATCACACCGGGCTCAACGATGGAGACCGGTTCGTTACGCGTGGCATGCAGCGCGTCAATATGCAGGGTTGCCAGCGTTTCTACTGTTACCCGGTCATCGGTTGTGGTCGCTTTCGTTTTTTCTTTCGCCACGTCAGCAATATCACCGTCGGTGCTGTCGGTGCTGCCGGAAGCATTCTCCTCTCCATTTTCACCGTCAACCGAACCGGCATCTCCATCCAGCTCCTCTTCAAGCTCAGCAATACGCATCGACAGCTCCTGGATGGTGCCGCTGGTATTCACGTCACGGCCCAGCATTTTGCCCAGCTCTTTCAGCCGGGCGATAAGTGTCTCTTTTTCAGTCATGGAAGCTACTCCGAAAAATTGGCCCCGAAGGGCCACCAGGTGGAAGTTACGCGAGTTTGACGGATACAAACTCGTCCGCGTCTGCCAGCAGCATCAGCGGCGCGGACTGGATCATGGTGAATTCACGGGCCGGGTCACCGGTCTGCACCCAGTTTTTTGGATAGCGTGCAGAGGCGTTAATGCCCTCGCGCTGCGCGTCCACATCCTGGATACAGCCATAGGTCCGCAGACCGCGCGCCTGTGTGTTACCCAGTACCATAGTGTTATCTGGCAGGTAATTCTTCTGCACACCCCCTTCAACGTACTGACCGGCATACACGACGATTGCCACATCGCCGTACATACCTTTGTAGGAAACCGCCTGACCGAGATCCTTGAGTGCGGTTTCCAGCTCGGAGTTAGAGCCGCGGCGGGTATCCAGCTTGTCTTTGACGGCCTTAAAGGAGCGGAACAGTGACCAGCCCTTTGGATCGAACACGATGATGTTGACCACGCCACTGGCATTCACCGCATACGTCTCGATGTCATCGGTCGGATCATAGGTTTCTTTGTCCCGGCTGGACCACGCCGCAGCACCCGCCTGAACAATGTTGTTTCTGGCGCTGCGCTGCATATCCACCTCCACCGGCTCGAACGCCTCCCCAGTCATGGTATATTTACCGCTAAGAACGGCGGATACGGCCTGCATTTCTTCGACCTGCGCAATCGCCAGCTCTTCATCTTTCATGTTCTGCAGAATGATGCGGCGGCGGCGATAGGCCGGATCAGCCAGGTTCTGTGGATCTTCATCCGGCAGGCGTCGCAGGGTCATCTGCGGGTTTACTTCGTGCTTGGGCTTAACATAACCAGGCGTGAATTCTGAAGTTGTACCGCCGCGGGAGCGGATGACCTTGCCGGAAATAACAGGCGAGACATAGAGCGCCATGTTAACCAGGCCCGGGATTTGCGACAGGTACACCTTCTCAGTGCTGAAGGGATAGCTTTCGCGGAAAAAAATGCGAAGGAAAAGCGGATCGAACTTAAATTTCTTCTCATTGACCGCCAGCAACTGGGCAGTGGTATAAATTGACATAGATTTTTCCCGTAAAAAAAGCCGCACAGGCGGCTTTTATGGATGAAAGTGATTATTAATAAAGGGTTTAGATGATGCTGACGGCCGTGCCGGTAAACGCATTACGCTTGATATGCTCATCTGTCACAGCTGAAGGCCAGAGAACATCTTCAATGCGGAATGAGCCGGATTTATAAAATGCCAGCTCCACGCTGCTCTGGTCTGCCGCTACGGCAAGAATACCGCATGCCGCGCCAGCGTGAGCGCCGTCCCAGACCGTTAACTTGCCCGTGGCGGCATCCAGCATGAGTGGTGTCATGGCCGGCGTGGAGGCTGTCAGTTGGCCAGGTGCATATGCAGTGTGTGCCGGGTCACTGTTGCCGAGCGGCTGTAAATGGGTAAAAACTTCAGTCGTTGCCATAAGAACCTCTTAAACGGGGGTGTTTAACAAATCGTCACCTGCTTCTGCAGATGCATTACCTGACGACAACGCACCAGGTGCTGTTTCCATCAGGCGATCCAGTGCCGTATCGGAACGCGCCTGGGCACTTTGCGGTGCCGCGGCCAGAATGCGCTGTGCGCTTTCGACCGTCATACCCGGCGTTTCGGCCAGTGCACGCGCCTGTGACTCACGTCCTTTCGCCTCTTCGCAGTTCAGGATCCCCATGATTCGGCCATTTTCGGCACTCACCGCTGCGGCGACCTGGGCACTGACCTCTGCCGGGGAAGCAACAGCAGCAGCGGATTCGACAGTATTTGTCTGTTCTGCTGACGCGATTGCTTGAATAGCATCCGCAGCTGCGGCTGATGCGGTGGTTACTTTTTCCATATTTCCTCCAGGGGAGATTGTTTTTCGTTTGTTAAGTGACTCGCGCATCACGTTCAGCGCGTCAGTGTTATTGACCAGCTCTTCAGCCAGACCGGCATCCACCGATTCCTGACCGGAAAATACAGCCGCTTCGGTATCCAGCACGGACTGAACGGGCATGCCGGTATAAGCAGCAACCTTTTCGGCAAACATTCGGCGCGTGGCGTCGATCCGCGTCTGAAAATCATCGCGGACGTCTTTCGGTAGTTTTTCGTAGGGGTTGCCATCAACCTTGTGATCACCGCTGTAAATCAGGGTCACCTCGACGCCCTGCGTTTTCAGGGCAGCGCCGTAGTTGCTGTGCGCCATCATCACGCCGATTGAGCCCGTACGCGCGGTTTGGGTGACCAGACGGCGGGAAGCGGCGCTGGCGATAAGTTGCCCGGCGCTGCAGTTCATATCGTTTGCCAGCGCCCAGATGGGCTTGATATCGCGCATCCGTGCAATAATGTCGGCGCAGTC